AGATAAGATACGCACGTTGTAGACTTACCAGTCTGTCGTGGCATTTTACAGATATTAAATCTGTTTTCGTGGAAATTATTGATAAGTTTCTCTTGGAAATCATATGGTTTGAATGGCACCAGACCTTCATCCAGTGACACAATCTTCACATAGTTCTGTGCGAAGTAAACGGGATCTTGTTTACACTTGATAAATTCAGCGATTTGCTCCTGAGTAAACTCAATTGGAGTATTCGCTTTCTTTAGATTCGGATTGCCAAGATATACATTATCAGATGCCATATCACATATTTCCTAAACTTGTTACAGTTTCCTGTGTCTTTAAATATAATTTAGCGTAGCACTTTGCTACAAGTCTCAGTGCCTCAACCTCAGTCACGCCATCAATCTCTCTTGCAATTTTGGTATACTCAAAACTTTTGTTGAGATTAGCGAGTTGGATTTCGTCTGGGTTCATCTTCTACTCCTGCAAACATTAGAGGTAAAGTTGGGTCTTTTGGTGTTGGATTGAAGTAAAGAACAACTGGATTTGGATATACTTTGTTTAGTTCTTTTTTCACTTCATCTTTAGAGGGTCTTCCAAATTTATTGAAGAACATCTGTACTTTTAAAGTTCTTCCCCTCCAGTTAAAGATGATAGTATATGTTCTACCTCTCTCCTGTATTCTTAAATACGTTTCTGCTAACTCAGATCTCCATTCAGAAACACTTTCACTGAACTTATCAATAGTAAACCAATCCCATGCATTAGGACCGTAACTACATTCTTCCCTATACTCGTTTTTACCACATAATTGACAGAACCTTTCTTTTCTTGATTCTTCCTTTACTACTTTCTTTTCTGGGAGACCTTTGTGCTTTGTGGATGCAAAATCTTTTACATCTTTCTTTTTCATGGAAGCAGCAGCATCAGCAACTTCAGGTGATGGATTTTTCATCTCACCCTTTTGGGTGGCACGCACCATGCCCATGAATTTTTGCTGTGCTTTGGATACTGCTGGCATTACTCTTTCTTGAATCCGTCTTTAAGGAGTTTTTGAAGTTCAGCTGTTGAACCAACAAACAGAGCATTATTAACTGTTGTTGGAGATGACTTATCCTCTTTATTTAGATCCTTCATCTTCTGCTGCAAATCAATTAACTTGTCAGATACATCTCCGACACTCTTAATAAGTTGACCTACAACTTCGTATGATCTAGGTTGTTGACCTTCCTGTGCCAGTTCAAGAATACCATTGATTGCTTCTTGACCTTTCTCAATCAGAGAATACAAGTTACCGCGAGTATACTCATAATCTTTGATGTGGTCCTCTTGTTTACTGATTTTCTTTAGTTCCTGTTTAGTTTCCTTTACAATCTCTCCTGCCTTGACCTCAATGTCCAAAGTGTCGTTTATTTCATCAAATTTTTCATTCATACATCTGTACCCTTAGTTGGACTGTAAGTTCTACCATCACCAAAATCGAATCTTTCTTCACTGAAACCAAAGTCATCACCAACCTCAATTAGATCACTGTCATCTTGAGTGACAGCATCAACTGAAGTTCCTTGGAGATGTGAGTCAGCAAGTGTTCCATCTTCTCCTCTATGGACAAGAAGTGTTTCACCACTAATTTCTCTAATCTGCATCAGTTCCTTACCTATGTAGATATATCCATCTACAACTAAACTTGATGCGTTTGTAACTTGGAACTGAGTCTGTGTTGCATCAATACCTTCTGCAAGTGTTGTTACATTATCATCATTGTAATCTTTAAGTGCTCTAGGTGTAGCAACATACCTGAGTTCTCTCTTTGCAGTTTTAGTGTTTGTACTGGTATGATAATCGACCTGAACTTTCTTAATAAGACCAGTGCTACTATCAGCAATTGGACCAAACAGATAAGTCTTGGCAACAAAGTCTAAGTTGTGAACAATAACTCTCTTCTCTTCATATCCAGAAGTATAGTTGTCCTCGAAGTTAATATTTTCAAGAACCATTGGAATATCTCTCTTTTCACCGATAGATGATACCAAGTCAACAGTTACATTAAATGATGGTTGGAATACAGGAAGAATTTGTTCGATGATTTGCATCGCATCTTCATTGTATTGGGTCATGATCGACAATCTGAAACCCAGATTGTATGGAACTGGCATAAAGACTTTCTTTGCTAACTTAGTGCCATCCTTAGTAAATGTCTTAAAGGTTTGCATTGTAGAAACCTTTCTAGTATTATCATATCTGATACTTACTAACTCAAATGCCAATCTAGGAAGAGTGATAGATACTCTTCTTCTTGGATCTGGTTTCTGCTCTAATCTTGCAATGAATTTCTCTGAAGGACCATATGCAATAGGAACCTTTACAGTGGAAAAATCTCCTCCATCTTGCCTTTGATGCCGGATCTCAACTGTATTGAAAAGAGTACCGAAAGCAATAATTGTCTTTCTGATAATCTCATGATAATGATATGTTCCTAACATGACACTTTAGATGGTTATAATAACTATTTAGAATTCACCAAAGGGATTCTTTTCAGTAAAGTCTAGAATGTCATCTGCTTCAGATTCTACTTCGATATTATCTGCATATTCGTCATATTCATCTTGATCAGATATTGATTGAATAATTCTTCTAGCATCAGATCCAAGATTAGTAGTTCCAATACCTACAACTGCCTCTCCGATAGCAAAGTTACTGGTAGCGTTTGTAACTTGCAGAACACCAGTATCGGAGTCCCATCTGTGAACGTACGCTGTAGTGCCCGTAGAGACGCCTCTGACGAGTTCTCCATACAAGTAGTTGTCCGTATTGATACCTGTTGCTGGGGCGCTAATAGTGACGTTAGGAGCGAGTGTATATCCAGCACCAGCATTCGTATATCTGATAGCGGATACCTCTCCGTAAACATTAACGACAGCAACAGCGGTAGCGTTGATTCCACCTGGAGGAGCAGTAGTGATGCCCACAGTTGGTGTAGAACCATATCCAACACCACTATTTGTTATGGATGGTAATCCAAGAGAACCTTCACTAATAATTGCTGTAGCAGCTGCCCCTGTACCATATTCATTCTGAGAACGAATTGTAATTACAGGAGGTTCGGTGTAACCAAATCCAGGATTAATAATCTCAATTCTATCGATAGACTGACCAACCTGACCACTTCTTCTGGTCATGACTGCAACAGCAGAGGCATTTATACCATTTATTGGTGCAGTGCTAATACCAATGGTTGGTGGAACTGTGTATCCTGTTCCATCATTAATAAGATCGATTTGATTGACAGAACTGCCAGATGCTAAACCAGAGAGATCCGTTGCTCTCTGTATGGTGGCAGTTGCTGTAGATGCTCCAAGACCCACCATTGTGAGTTTGGTGGTGAACAAGAAGTCGGACACTGCAACATCGACTTCTTCGATTCCAGTATCGACCAGTTCGTCCTGAGCAGCATCGAATACTTCACAACTCAACTGATATACAAATAACTTATTCAGTTGATAAAATGGTTTCTTTGCTTCTACATACTTGATCTCGAAAATAGTATTATCAAGGGGTAAGTAAATTAAGTCACCCTCTGATGGTCTAGATGAAACTAGAACATCTTCACCTGCTAAAAATGGACTGATAAAATCCTCGTATCTTTCTTTAGATACAATGAGAGTAATTTGGTCAGTAGACTGAACACCAAACTTAGATAAGATATCTCCGTTACCAGCAAATCCTTCATAGTTTGCCAGATACATTTCCATTCTGAATGAGTCATCAAACTGAGTCGCAATTGCTTCATTCAGAATGGCATCTTGATTTACCATCTTCCTGGGAAGATAGATAACGTCTTGTCCGTATATTTTTAGTTGCTCGTTAATTAGATCCTGAACCAGTCTCTGTTCGCTTTGGGATCCCTGTAAGAAGTAAGAATTTAAAGGCATGATTCATCAACCTATCAGATCGAGAGGTGGTTCCTCATATGTATCTCTGAGTTCTTTTTCATATTGTTCTATCTCTGCTATTGCGTCATCATATAATTGTCTTCCATTTAACTGAACCCCACCAGGAAGAGATACACCTTGGAATTTTATCAGATTCTGTCCCCACTGTTTCTTAATTAATGCAGTAGTATATTTTTTTAACCAAGAGTCATTGTAGACTAGTGCTGCATCAGAAGGATCAACTAATCTATAGCAGTCAAGTACAATGTAATTATCATCAGTAAATGAGTTCCAGTCAATATCAATATACAATCTACCCTGCTTCCTATTAAATCTCAATTG